ACGCTCTTCCGATCTTACTGATGAGGTTAAAAATAAAAGAGAGCCTAATTTATCTTTCTTAAAGATAATGCCATTCTTGTTAGGTAACAGAAGTAATATGTCTATTAAAGAAATTAAAGAAGAATTAAAGCGTTTTCAGTCTATGTCAATAGATACTTTCCAATTTTTAAATGCTGCGGTTAGTCATTTGAAATTTGGTATTGAGGAATTAAAAAAATCATGTTCTAGTTGCGGTAGGGAGGTACGCAACGAAATGGTGTTTCCCAACGGAGCGTCAGGTATTTTCGTTGATGATAGTGCCTTTGAAAGATATTTTCAAGAATAAGCTTTTACTTCAAGAAAATTTTCATACACAAGAAATAAGTATGGATGAATGGCCATTTTGGATGTTTGAAGAAAAGATTAAAATAGCTAATGAAATAATTGAAGAAAAAGAGAAAAATCGTAAGAAACAAGAAGAAGGTCAAAAGCAACAAATGCCAAATATGAATCCTTCACAATACACGAGTAGTATGAATAACTTAATGAATAAATTTAAAAGATAAAGCAACCAAATGGTTGCTTTATCTTTTAAAAAATTATTTTATATTAATAAATAAAAAAAAGTTTATAAAAATAACCATAAGTGCAATAATTTTTTTTATATATACTTTATAGTAACAAACTAAAGAAAAAATAAATAATAAAAATGGCGTTACCACATTTTACACAATTATTAATGACGGGTTCACCTGGTGGTCCTGGAACTAAACCACAAGAACCAGTGTTTTTAAATTTGTTCGAAATATCTTTTATTTTACCAACAATTTTACAAGCACAAAAGCGTGACCCTATTTTGCTTTTGCAACAAGCAACTAATATTACATTAGATTTATCACCTGATATTGAAAAAGCAGACCAAAGATTTAAATATACAACCAGAGTATTCTTAAAAACTCCTACAAAAACTGATACTGCGTTTGATATTACTTTTAATATAAACGTAAATGATTCGGGTTCTATGGAGTCTTGGAATACAGTAAAAGCTTGGTATGATTTAGTTTGGAATTCACAAAATGGTTCATTACATTACAAAGCAGATACTATTGGTACTGTGATTGTAAATCAACATGATAAAAAAGGTTTAGTATTGAGAAGGGTAACATTCCAAAATGCACAACTTTTTGGATTAAGTACAACTGAATTAAAATTTGATGCTACTGATATTCAAAATGTTACTGCTAAATTTGTTGCGGATTACTGGATTGATGAATATATTGATAATGGTTTCACAATAGATCCTCCGTATACGAGCGGTTACTAGCAACTTTTTCATATTATTTAATATAAGTAATATGAAAAGAGATTTAACAAACATTACAGGATACATATATAAAATAACAGCACCTAATGGTGCTGTTTATATTGGTCAAACAATCAACCTAAAGAGCAGGAAGCACGATTATAAAGCCTGTGAATTTAAAAGACAATCTAAACTTTGGAATAGTTGTCAAAAATATAATTGGAATCCAGCAGATACATTCGAAGTTATAGATGAGTGTTTATGTGGTGAAGATAAAATTTATCTAAATGATAGAGAGATATATTGGATAATCTACCATGATAGTTTTAAAAATGGTTTAAATTGCACAGAAGGTGGAAAAGGACAATTAGGTAGAATATGGACAGATGAACAAAAATTAAAGCAATCTCAATTAATAAATGAGATGTATGAAAGGGGTGATATACCTTTAAATCCACAAAGGGGGCATAATTTATCCGAAGAGCATAAAGAAAAAATTATTAATTATTTAAAAGAATTCCATAAAAATAACGAACATTGGAATACTGGTACTATTCTTTCAGAAGAAACTAAACAAAAAATAGTTGAATCTACTTCTGGTGAAAAGAATCATTTTTATGGTAAAAAACACACGGAAGAATCAAAAAAAAAGATGAAAGAAGCTCAACTTGGTAAAAAACAAAGTGAAGAAACTAAATCCAAAAGAAGTGAAAGTTTAAAAAAGTTTTATGAAGATAAAGAAGATTTTGTTCCGGGATTTGCTGGTAAGAAACATTCGGAAGAAACTAAGGCTAAAATGAGAGAGTCTAGAAAAAAACAAGTTATAACAGAAGAACATAGAAAAAAGATGAGTGAAGCTGCTAAAAGAAGACATCAAAATAAAAAAAAATAAGTTATATTTTTATATATATACTATTATGAAACATTTGAATCTTTTTGAACAATTTAAGAAAAAAGAAAAAGAAGAATATAAAGGTAAGAAAGAAACTTACCGTTTAAAAGATATTCACTATGATAAAAATGGTGATTTAATTGGCACATGTAAAGAATGTGGTAAGAATATCAGTGTTGAAGACCAAAAACACTATCCTTGCAAAAAAGATGAGAATAAATAATTGGAAACTTTTTTTAGAAAGTATAAATGAAGATGAATTAAAAAGGCTTTTATTCAATCTAAAAATTGATGATAATTTTAAAAAATTATTACACTCACATCCTAATTTTTATTATAGAAGTTTTCCTCCAGAAGATCTTGAAGATGAGCTAAATATTAATGGTATTTCTTATACATATAAAATACCTTTTAATTTAACTGAACAAGAATATGAAAATCTGGCGTTAATGTTTCAAAAAGATTCTTTCGTAATTAATTTTTTATTTAATGAATTAATTAAAATGAATCCTATTCTTAATCAATTTAAAGGCTATGAGGAAAAATTTGATATAATTGCAGGCGCATGTTCAAGAATTAAATCTGAAGATATAAAAGATTGGATAGATAATATGTCGAGAATACAAGAATTTCCTTCTACTTTTGATTTGAGACATAAATTTACAAGAAAAGACGGTGAAGAAATAGCTTATACCATGTTATGGAATGACATAGTAAAGAAAGGAATAACACCAAGATGGTTTCCTTCTATGAATACACTTGACTATATTTACAACAAGCTAAATAAGACAACATTATAGCTATTAAATAGTATAATAGTATGTCAAAAATACTACTCATCGGTGATACTCATCTAGGCTTAGGTTATCCAAATAAATTAGACCATTTTTTTAAAGTCACAACAGAATACTTTGATAAATTTTTGTTTCCTATAATTAATAAATTATCTAAAGATGATATGATTGTTCATCTTGGTGATTTATTTGATAATCGTAATATTGTTCCGATTAATATCTTAAATTACGCTCAGTCCATTTTAGAAAAAATGTCACAAGTTTGTCCAGTTCATATTATTATTGGAAATCATGATATTTATAATAAATCTGATAATGATGTTAATTCATTAAAACCATATAGTTATATACCTAATGTATATGTTTATGAAACAACCACAAAAATTAATTTTAACGGAAAAGATATTCTTTTAATGCCTTGGGTTGAATCAAGACAGGAACAAGTTAATCTATTAAAACAATATTCAGGTTGTGATTATCTTTTTTGTCATTCTGATTTAAATGGTGCTAAAATGCACTTAACATCGGTTGCACATAGAAACCCTGATAAAATAGATGTAGAAGAATTTAGTGGTTATAAACATGTTTATTCAGGACATATTCATTTAGTACAAAAGACCAAAAACTTTACTTTTGTTGGATCTATCCATGAAATGGATAGAAATGATATTGATAATCAAAAAGGTATATTTGTATTAGATACTAATAAAGAAGCGGAATTATTTATTCCTAATAAAATATCACCGAGATTTAAGAAGATTTATGTAAATAAAGAAGAAGATATTGAATTATTGACAGAAGGTATTACAAAAGATTGGATAGATTTATTTATATCTAATAATTTACTTGTTTCAAATCGTAAATTAAGAAGAAAGATAGAATCTATTTTACAAACGGGTTCTTTTGCTTCGGTTGAATATATTGATGATATTTCTTCTGAGGAAGATTCTAAGAAAGAAGATGAGATATTAAATGAATCTTTAACAATTAGCCTGGATTATAATGAGTATATTAAAAATTATATTACTTCTCAAACTTATGAATCAAAAGTTAAAGAAGGTATTTTAACAGAATTTGATAGTATAATTGAGATATATAAAGAATCAAAAAAGAAATTAGATTAATCTATTATTTGAATCTGGTTTTTATAAAATACCGCTATTGTATCTGGTATGCTAACATTTACATCAGCAAATTTATCAATTTTTCCTACAATATAAAAGGCATCATAGCCTTCTGATATTAATTTTTGACGCAAATTATTAAACCAATTTGCGTCTTTTGCATGTGACATACGCATATCATCCCATTTATTAGCGGAAATTATATAAGGTTTTTTATAGCTTAATTTAGCTACAATTTGACGATTACCAAAATATTCAGTATAATCTTTATCTTTTGTAAACCAAATTCCTAATTTAGATGTAGGTTTTGTTGTATCATCTGGTTCATTAAATTCAGAAAATTGTGCGTCAGTTCCATGATACCACAATTCGTCATTTAATTCTTCAAACAATTTAAGGTATTTCATAATTTATATATTTAATTTAACATATGTTATATACTTTAATATATATTATATGAGTAAATTATTATGGTTTAACAAAGAGGGTGATGCATTAAATATTAATTATGACCAAACTTCTGACTTATATTCTGGAACACTATTTTTTGACCAGAATAGTTCTGATACTTATAAAACAATAGGTTTATATTTATTTGAAAATATACCATCTTTTGAGTTTGATTCAATTGATGGTGATTTAGGTTTACAGAAATTTCAATTATTTAATGAAAATCGTTTTACGTTTACAGGCAACTCATATTTTACTCAAAGTATTACCGCAATTGAACCCGTTAATAATCGTTATGATTTTTATTCTAAATGGATATACGGTTTAGATTTTGAAAAGAAATATCCTATCGGCAGCTGTATTATTTTTGATTCACCTATATTTGAATTTAGCAGTTCAAATTATACATATATAGTTGTTTCAACGAAAAAGAATGCTATAATGATTTTATCTGCAATGGATAATTTAACATTTACTAACACATATGTAGGGTTAACTTTTTCAAACAAAACAATTAGTGGATTAAATTCAGTTGGTATATATGATTACAGAAGAGGATTATTTGATCAATTGTCTATATGGAATGAACCTACTTTTTATACTAAATTATATAATGATAAGAGATTAACATTAGTTGGTAGTCAAAGTGGTGTTGTGACTGTTAAAAATAAAGATTTGATAGATAGAGTTTATTATAAGTATAATATAGATACTTCTTCTTATACACAAAGTTCTAATTTATCGGCTACTTTAACTTTAAAAACTGATCTTCCAACTATTTATAGTGGTGGCTTAAATATTTTAAATAATAAAGTTTATTTTTCAGAAGGCGTTCCTAAGTTATTAAAGCCAGGTATAGCATTTACTATTGATAATAGTACATTAAATCCTTATTTTATTACGGTTAATAATATACCATTTTTTATATCTACTATTACAAATACTTTTTATGCAACACAATCGCAAGTAATGTGGAATAATTTAATTTATGAGTGCTTACAGGCGTATAATTATACCGCAACATCGAGTATAACACCTGATAATGGTGACTATTGGACAAGTTCAGTATCATATGTTCCTTCAAATGCTAATTTAGTTAATGAAAGTTTATTAGGCTCAAGTGTTCATTTAACAACAAATAAATTATATTATGCTCAATCTTTTACTAATAGTAATGCTGTGACTATGGCAACTTTTGTAGAAAGATTCAAATCGGATTTTGCTACGTTTAATGTAGATTTATATTACACAAAAAATAAATTAAATGCTGATTTGAAGTTAGCATCTAATTATGCATCAGTTGATTTTTATGTTGGTTCTTCAACACAATCTATTACAAATATAGATAGGATAGTGGAGAATTGTTTCTCAACTAAAGAGGTATTGACACCATTAATTGACACTAATCTATCAAGAAATTATCAATATCAAATAGTTATTACTGATATAGACGACTATGGTATAAAATTTACAATTGACGGACAAGTTTATGTGCAATCTATACAATATGTTTATTCTGGTAATAGTATTGATTTGAAAAAATCTATTGATAGAACTTTAAGAGATTTCTTGTTTTTGAATTATGCTAGATTAACATCAATTGGTATTGATATAACATTAGAGTCAAGTATATATACGGCTGAATTTGATTTTTATAGAGATACAATTGTATTTACTTCACATTTTCCAAATGTACCATTAAATATTTTAGTTCAAATGGGAACTACCGCAAATTATTATGTTAAGCATTCTAAGATTGATTTTTTAGATATGGGTTCTTATTTGAACATTAATATAAATGGTAGAGATTATGGTCAGAGAATCACTTCTTCAACTTCTTCAACTTTTATACCAGATATTGAAACTGCTGTATCTAATTGGGTAAATACTTATAAATCTAATTTAGCCGGATATGATATATTAGTCTCTAATATAAGAAGTGTATTATATTTTAATACTACTGAACCATCAACTAGATTAAATTATACTATAAAAACAAATAAGTTAGCAACACCTGGTATTGAACAATATGTAATAACAAAGTATTATAGTGGTAATATTGGTTCAATAATTTCTGGTAATCAAATTATATTATCCGCAACAAGTAGTCAAAATTTTGAAACTTATGGATTTGCTACTGGTATGATTACTTCAATTAATAATTCTGTATATCCTTATAATAACCAAGAATTTAATGTAATTTATTTACAACCTAATCAAATAGGATTAAGTTATCAAGGTCCTTTTTGGGACACTGCGGGTAAAGAATGTAATATTTCACCATTTACAACTTTAGCATTTTCTCCTTTAGCATATACACAAAGTATATGTCCAGTTATTTCGGTATCTGGTTCTGGTGGTCAATTTTCTTCTACTGAATTTGATGAAGGATTTGTTATTAATTATATTGCTATAAATGATTATGATTACTCACAGATAAGCTTAGGTAATACAAATTGTCAAGATATGCTTTTTGTAAATGTATTTAATTCTATATATGTAGGTGGATATAATTTGAGTGTTGTGAATGCTTCTAGTTTTCAATTAATAACAACAATAAATTTACCATATCATAATGTGACTAAAATAGTTTATAATAGTTACAATAATTATTTATATGCTGTTACTTCTACACATGTAATTGTTATTGATCCAACTACAAATACAGTTTATAAAACAATTACAGTTACAACATCTGATATAGTAATCAATCAGTCAAATGGTGATGTTTATATTTCTGATGAGAGTAATAATTATGTTTATATTTACTATTATAATAGTTTTAATTCACAAAATAAAACTTTAGTTATAACTAGTGCTAATAAAATGGAATCTAATTTAGTGGATGGTTATATTTATGTTACGGGTGATAAAGTTTATTATATTAATACGTCAACTAGAACAGTTTCAGCAACTTCATATTCTATTCCAACATTAAGTAATCAATACATATTTAGTGAGCCAATATATGGTTCAATATATGTATGGGCAACTTCTTCAACTTTATATAAAATATCAGACGGATTAACTTCTTCTATTTCTGTAAATTACAATGGTAATAATGAAATATTATATGATAATTTAAATGGTCAATTATTTATCACTCAAGCTAATTTAGATTTTAAAAAGTTAACTTTAGATGATACACTTGAATATACTAAATCATTTGGTTATGGTGATATAGTTATAGGACAATACGATTCTGATATTTATATGGCAAGTTATAGCGGATTTGTTTATGTGATAGATCCAACTACTGGTTATTTAAAATATACTTTAACTTTAGGATTTGCATTATCAAGAATAATCTATAATTCATCAAGAGATAGTGTTGTTATATTAGGAACTAATGGTCAGTTAGTTGAAATTACTGTTACATTAAATTCTTCAATTACACTATCGTCATCAACAACAACACCTAGTGAAGTTAGTGAAGGTTATTTTGGTTCTTTATCTTCTGATTATGTACCTAAAACAGATATATGGTTAAAAACAAGAGAATATATAAGAGCACCGAGAGAAAATTTTAATGGACAGGGACAAGTAGATTTATACTATAAATTTGAAACAGATGAATATACTCAAATATTTATGTATGATATTTCAGGTAATCAATTGACTACTGGTACTTCTTATTCATACATAGGTGAAAAACCATTGCCAAATCCATATTTAAATAAAATACCTAATAAAGATATAACAAAAATATCAGATTCATCTGCTCAACAAACTGTTTTTGACGAAATTACTTATACATTGGATTATGTTGATTCAGATACTAATATATCTATTTTACCTACACCATTAGAATTATTTTTAGGATATAATGATACAGAAGAAGGTTATATAAAAACTATATTAAATTTATATAAAAGAGAGGATGTTTCATTCACATTATCTTATGATTCTAATTTAGATAATTTAATTACACTTTCAAATTATGCTAGTAGTGGTATTACATATAGTATGATACAACTTGCTACAAATGCACAGCAGAGTTTTGTATATGACTCTAATGATATATTTAGAGGTCTAAAAGTAGGTCAGATTTTACAGATTAATGTTACTGATATTACAAACACAACTAATAAATGGATTTCTAATAATAATGGAAAACAATTTAAAATTAAAGAATTGTATAATAATCAAATAATTTTAAATACTATTGAAGATGTATTAGTTAGT